CCAGGATTTTTATCTGATTCACCATCTGAAAAGTATTTTGATAAAAACTCAGAACTCATATTCAAATCGTCAACAGCAACCCAATGAGTCACCTCAGGATGATTTTCTAACCAATGATTAATTTCCATACTTCTTTCTAATTCTAAATCGGCACGAAATCTAAATGCATTCCATTCTTTTGGAAAAATGTCTTGGAATATATCAGTGACGGCAACGGGTCGTTTAATAATACCTTGACTGATGTAGTAGTCACCAAGTTCCTCTAAGGTCGCGTGAAGTCTCCAATCAGAACTTACCACAATCTCACATCCCGTTTGTTCAATAATTTCATTAAGGATCTTAATCGCTTTTTTATCAAAGTCATCAAATCTTACAGATACAGGAGCGTCTTTTTTCTCATTACTACTGTCAGGATTTGCACTTCGGTATTTCGCCCATTTCTTTGTTCGTCCACCCCAATTGTTTGAGAGACATATGACCCCATCATGATCTAAAAATATTACTTTCATATGACCCTTTTCAAATTCTTAATAATATTGTTTTTGGCTTTAAAAAAATTAGATTTAGAGGTTCCTTCGGAAATTCCTAACTCTTGAGCAATTTCTTTATGGGATTTTTCCTCGATTACAAATTTTTCAAATGAAATTTTTTGAGAATATGACAACATTTCGACAGCAATCATTAACTGGTCTTTAGTAAACTTATCTTTGAATAAAAAATCTTCTTCATTATCAAGTTCAGTTTGGGAAAACTGGTCATGATACAAAGGATTATACTCGATTTTTCCATTATTTTTTGGTGATCTGAAATAATCTATTATTGTATTTTTTACAATTGTTTTGATCCAGGTAAAAATTATCAAATCTTTGGTTTTTTCACATGTTGTTGAGCATTTTAAAGTTTCCATTTTAATAAATGCCTTTAAAAAACCTTCCTGACAGAGATCTTTACCAAGATCGTAATCAAGTTTCATATCATTACAGATTAATCTGTGGACTGTATCAAAAAATTTGTATACATCATCATAATTAACTTCAAGTGTTTTTTCTTTGATAGTGTTCATAAATTAAAAATTGGTTACAAATGTAATTAAATTTTTTTATAAAACAAAAAAAAGGGAAAATAAATTTTCCCGATTTTAGGTCGACCTTTGGGTCCGACTCCACCACCTTGTTTAATAAAACAAGGAAACTAACTAAAGTCTGTCGATGATGATATCCTCAGATTATCAATATAAATGTCGTGATATCTATAACTATCTAACCATGAAACTTTACTGGACGGATTCTCTTCATAATAAGTTTGAGTGTCCCACCCATCATCTTTACACCAATCAAGTGCCATTTCAATAAATTCATTAGGATCAATTTCTTCACCATATTCATTAATGATACGACCAGATTTGATAAAATCGAACAGTTCTTCTTTATTTGTGTAATATTTTTTATCGTGAAAGTTCCATAAAAACTTCCAACCCATACTTCTTTTACCTAAATGAATTTCAAGACCATCAATAAACTCATCCCATGGGGTTACATATTCTAAAGTATTAGAGTTTTTATCAATCGAAAATCTTTTGAAGATAGACTCTGCAGTTACATTAATTTGACGTATTCTAGTTAATAATAAATTTTTTTTAACCTCCATATCCTTCACCGAAGGGATTCTGTAAAAATTAGTACCCATAATTATATTTTTTCAATCCACAAATAATAGTTAGTAAAATTTGTATTTCCAGGAGTAATACAATGAAAAGGCACTCCAGGTATATTTCCATAATTGATCATAGATTCTGTAACTGTGCCAGAGATATCTCCCCATAAAAAAGAATATATACTCAAATTCAAAGTTGACATAGTGGGATAAAGATGATATGAATTTGTGTACCCTAAATAGTCATAGGTGTTGTGATTTATAAAATGAATGGTATCGTTAACATCAATTAGGGTTCCAAATTCACCAACCCTGTACTTTCTTAGAATCCAGGTTTGATTTGAAATTGATGGTCCATCTCCAACTACCGTTGAATCGTTGTAATCGATTGGGTAACCGTAAGGTGGAGGTGTTGGTTGGGGATTATTTTTTTGACAAGCAAATAAAATAAAACCAATTAAAATTAAGATTAAACTATTTTTCATTGTTTTCAATTGTTACAAATGCTTCTATTTTACTTCTTACTTGATCTTTGGTTGATATCATCTCCGTAGATGTTAAAACAACAGAATCTTTTAATATAATATACGGGATATGGATCAAAAAAGTTTCCCCATTGAAATAAGATAAATCACTTTGTAGTTCTAAAGATGCGTTTACTAACTTCAGAAACAACTTGAATTGCACTCTATCAACAAATGAATCGTTAAGTAATTCTCCCATTTGTTGATTGATGATCCTGATTTTAAAACATTCTTTTTTCATAAATAAAATTATCAGTTTGTTTGTAATTAAGAACAAAGGTATAAATAATTCTTTGATTCACAAAATTTAATTTAATTTTTTTATAATTTTGTAGAGTTGGTCATTTTTTTCAAGTGGTAAATCATCAAATGAAAAATAATTACAAACCAAATGTTCATCACCATCTTTCGCATTTCTAAGATCCGGATTAATTTCATCATCAGAATCATAAAAGTAAACATACATCAGACCTTTCATTTCATCTTCATTATTTGTGTGTTCAATAAAACCAACCAAATTCAATCTACCATCAATTTTGTAATTGGTCTCTTCGAAAAATTCTCTTCTAGCACACTCTTCTGGAGTTTCGTTATCTTCCATGTGACCACCAGGTACGGACCAGACTCCAGGAAGATTACCCTCGTAATTTCTTTTACATAGTAGATATTTGTCTTCATTTCTAACAATAATCCCTGAGTATCTTTTCATTTAATATTATTTTTTTATATTTATAAGTATGGAAGTAATAATAAATAATAATTCTTACAATGTCAAATGCATGATGACAGACAAGGACATTAAAGAAGGTATGCAACTCAAGAAATTCGATTCAACTTTTGATGGTATGATGTTTATGATGGGTTATGGTAATCACAGTTTTTGGATGTATAATTGTGTGATACCATTGGACATAATCTATATTAGCCATTCATCTAATTCAAGTAATAGACATGTTATTTCAAAAATTTACTCAAATTGTCCTCCATGTCGAGAAGAAAATCCAAGTGAATGTATAAATTATCCTGGTACCGGGGATATTGTTTTAGAAATACCTGGTGGTGACTGTTTAAAATACGACATTAGAGTTGGTGATTCTGTCTTGATTGAAGAATAATCAACCGAAAGTTGATATAAGTTGAGCCAATTTGTAACCGGCAAATGCTCCTGCGGCTGCTGATCCTGGTAAAACTATAAATTTTCCAAGTAGGGTCTCATATTTTTGTCTATTCACAATGTAAGAAATGAAAATGTAGTATAGTATAAAATTAAATAGTACCAGTAAGTCCATTTCTTTCGAAGCGAACACGACAATTGAATTCCCTAGAAATCCCCAGGAGAAATTTATAAGAGTTTCTCTCATCAACTCTTTGGGTGTTGTTAAAGCATCCCAGATAGTTATCTCTTTATTGATTCCGGTTTTTTTCTTCAATTGTTTCGATGTGGTGTTGGAGGTACCATAATGCCTTTCTGAGGTCTTCAAGTTCTTTGTCTTTTCCTTTTTTTCCTGCACGTGATATATATTTTACTGTGTTTCCTAAACTAAATCCTAAATCCCAAGCATCAATAACTTTGATTGCCTCGTATTCATTATTTTTACCAGATTGATAGTGATCAGGGTGATTGACCATCTCTTTTTCTTCAAACATTCTACTATTTTAATTTTTCTTCTTTGGTTTTTTTACTTTTTTTAACCGTTTTTTTTTCTTCATTTACAGAATCATCTTCAATCAAAATTTTAATAATTTCTGGAAATAGTTGATCAGCCCCAACACCCAAATTCACTTCAATAATTTTTTTATTTTTCATTTTTTGTATTTTAATCAATTGATATATTTAAATTATCTTCTTTTTGTTTTTCAAAAAGGATGGTCTGTAAAATGTAAGACATCACCTTTCTTTTGAATATTGGTAACAAAGTTTCCTCAATTGGTAAAACTCCTTTAGATTTCATTTCAAAAATTGGTGAATCTTTTTTTAATTTTGGGTTTTTTTCAAAAATATTAAGAAAAATTTTTGGTATGGTCAAATCGTTAGTAAGGTCCTTGAACAATAATTTTGTTGTGGTTTTGGTTTCGGTTGATGTTTTGCTTACTTTTTTAATGTTATATTTCCAGATGTAAATCATGTTTGTTTCTAAATTCCTATAAAAAAAGAATCCGTCGTTG